CCGCGACTCGATGGTGCTGGTTGAGCAAATGGCGATCCGTTCGCAGACTCAGTACAAGCAGGAATACCTCGGTACCCTGTTCACTGCTGACACCCTGTACGGCGTAAAAGCTATGCGTACTGCGGCTACTACTGGCGCTGCTCTCTCGTCCTCGGCATTCGCTCTGGCTGTTCCAGCCTAATTGAACGCCCCCGGTGAAAGCCGGGGGTCTTTAACCTAATTAGGAGAACATCATGGCAAATGCTACTTCCGTGACCGTCCGTGCTGGCAATGACCAGTTTCGCGGTCTTTACACTAATACTTTTCTTGTCCGCGCTACGCTAGACGCCGATACTTTGGCTGACGGCGCAGGCGACACCGATACCGTAGCTGTCCCAGGCGTTGCCTTGGGCGACATGGTGCTGTCGGCTTCGTTGGCTGTTGATGTGGCGGGTCTGATTGTGACCGCCTACGTCAGTGCGGCTAACGTGGTCAGTATCCGTTTTCAAAACGAAACAGGCGCTGAAGTCAATTTGGCCTCCGCTACACTTCGTTTGGTCGTCGTTCGTTCGTTGGCGTAATACCCGGGGGCTTCGGCCCCCGAACTCACCTCTGGAGGCAACATGGCCGCGACATTCCGCTGTTTGCAAAGCGGGCAAACTGTTACGTTTACGCTCCAGCACGATATAGACAGCATGAAAGGCCACGCTGGATACGTCCGCGTTGATGAGGACGCCCCCGTGGAGGATGAAACCAGACAGCTTGCTATGACGCCGCCCGAATACGCGCGCCGTCCCGGCCGGCCAAGGAAAGATCATGTCAGAAATTGACCCGAGAGAGTTCGGCAAGTTAGAGGCGCAGGTAGAGGCGTTGCAAACCGAAGTCCACGCCATGCGGAGCGACATTAAGCAGTTGCTGGAGATGGCCAACAAATCTAAAGGTGGATTTTGGGTCGGCATGTCGATCGCGTCCGCCTTGGGTGGTGTGGTTACCTTCGTTGCAGATCGTTTATTTTTTAAAGGGTGACATCATGCCAATGGTCGACGGAAAGAAGTACCCATACACGAAAAAAGGCAAGCAGGAAGCTGCTTCGGCCAAGATCAGCAAGTTGCGCAAGGAAGGCTACCCGCAGAAGCAAGCGGTTGCGATCGGTTTGAGCATGGCCGGCATGGCTAAGAAAAAGGCCAAGAAATGAAACCCGGCCTGTACGCCAATATCAACGCCAAGCGTAAGCGCATCGCGGCGGGCTCCGGTGAGAAGATGAGAAAGCCAGGCGCCAAAGGCGCGCCGACTGCCGCTGCGTTTAAGGAGTCTGCTAAAACGGCTAAACCGAGGAAAAAATGAAGACACCCGCGTGGCAGAGAAAAGCCGGTCAAAACCCAAAGGGCGGCTTGAATGCCACGGGTCGGGCGTCTTATAATGCAGAAACAGGGGGATCCCTGAAAGCGCCGGTGAAAACTGGCGATAACCCGAGACGAGCTTCTTTTCTCGCCAGGATGGGCAACATGCCCGGCGCCGAGCGTAAAGATGGCAAGCCGACAAGGCTGTTGTTATCTTTAAATGCATGGGGCGCATCATCCAAGGCGGACGCAAAGGCAAAAGCTAAAGCTATTTCCGCAAGGAATAAGGCGAAAAGCAAATGACCTACTTAGAACTCGTCAACGATGTGCTAATCCGCCTGCGCGAGCAGACGGTATCAACTGTCGGTCTGACTACCTACTCATCACTAATTGGTAAGTTCGTCAACGACTCCAAGCGGCAGATCGAAGACGCTTACGATTGGAACGCGCTAGGGACGGAAATCACGGTCACCACTTCCGCAAGTGTTTACGAGTATTCGCTGACCGGCGCTGGCCAGAAGTTCCGCGTTAGCAGCGAACCATTGAACACGACCTCCAACGTCGTCATGAGTAATATCACGGTGGGCGACATGCGGCGCAAGCAGAACCTCCAACCGTTTGTAAACGCCGTGCCTACTGAGTATTGCTTTGAGGGTGTCGACGGCAGCGGCAACGCTAAAGTGCAACTATGGGGTCGGCCTGACGGTGTGTACACCATCAAGTTTTTTCTAACTGTGCCGCAAGCAGTATTGGCGTCGGACTCGACGATGGTGCTGGTGCCGGACGTGCTGGTGACGCAGAACGCTTACGCCAGAGCGTTGGTTGAGCGCGGTGAAGACGGTGGTCTAAATTCCTCAGAAGCATATGCGCTCTACAGAAGTATGCTTTCTGATTATATAGCTTTGGAGGCGACTCGCTTTCCTGAGATGCAGGAGTTTGTGCCGACATGAGCCAGGCGCTACAAGTCAATACGATTTCTGCACCAGGCTTTTTTGGCCTGAACACTCAAGATTCGCCGATGGATTTGGCGGCGGGTTTTGCGCTGCAAGCCACCAATTGCGTTATCGATCAGTACGGCCGCATCGGCGCTCGCAAAGGCTGGTCGAAAGTTAATTCGTCGTCTGGCAACTTAGGGGCGAATAATGTCGGCGTGATCCACGAATTGGTCGGCGCGGATGGGGCGTATACGATTCTGTTTGCCGGCAACAATAAGTTATTCAAGCTCGATGGTAGCAACGCCGTCGTCGAGTTAACTTATGGTGGTGGCGGCACAGCACCGACGATCACGGCCAACAACTGGCAATGCGCGTCGCTAAACGGCATAACGTACTTTTTTCAGACCGGCCACGATCCGTTAATTTACGATCCTGCGGTAAGCACCACAACCTATCGCCGTGTTTCTGAAAAGACAGGTTACGCTGCTACGGTACCTTCTGCGGATTGCGTTATCTCAGCTTACGGTCGTCTTTGGGCGGCTAATACGGCAGGCAATAAACAGACGCTGTATTTTTCCGACTTAATTGCAGGCCACGTCTGGTCAACCGGCACAGCGGGGTCGCTTAATGTCAATACCGTATGGCCAAATGGGCCAGATGAGATTGTTGCGTTAGCTGCGCATAACGGATTCTTGTTCATTTTTGGTAAGCGACAAATTCTGGTTTACCAGGGCGCAACAGCCCCATCAACAATGTCGCTCTATGACACGGTAGGGGGTATCGGCTGCATTGCCCGCGACTCAGTACAGAATACCAACACGGACGTTGTGTTTTTGTCGAACAGCGGTGTACGGTCGGTGTTACGCACGATTCAAGAAAAGTCTGCGCCGTTTCGTGACTTAAGCAAAAATGTTCGTAATGATCTTGTGCAAATGGCAGCGGGCGAAACCCCAGCTAGCATTAAAGCGGTTTATTCAGAGATAAATGCGTTTTACTTGATTACGTTTCCTACAGCTAATTTTGTCTATGTTTTCGATACGCGCGGCGTTTTAGAAGATGGATCATCTAGGGTAACGACTTGGCGCGACATTGCACCTACAGCTTTATTGTCACGGCGCAACGGCGATTTGCTAATAGGCAAGAATGGGTACATAGGTAAATACAACGGATATTTAGATGATACAGACACTTATCGTTTGTACTACTACACCAATCAAGCGGATTTGGGTGATCAAGCCGTCACATCTATATTAAAACGGATCGGCGTTGTAGTTGTTGGCGGAACTAACCAACCTCTCACTATAAAATGGTCATTTGATTTTAGTGAAAATTTTTACTCTCAAAACGTACAGATACCGACGCAAACTATATCCGAGTACGGCATTGCTGAGTACGGCGCGAATGGTGTTCCGGTAGCACAGTACGCTGGCGGTATCGCCCTGCAAACACTTTACGCGCAAGGTTCTGGGTCAGGACGTATTGTGCAGACAGGTTATGAAGCAGAAATTAACGCTTCCGAGTTGTCTATACAAAAGATTGAAATTCTCACTAAGAATGGGCGAGTAACATGAGTAACTATGTAAAAAGTACAGACTTCGCGTCAAAAGATTCTTTGGCGTCTGGCAACGCTGCCAAGATTGTCAAAGGTACTGAGATTGATACGGAGTTCAATAATATTGCTACTGCGGTAGCTACTAAAGCCGACCTTGCATCGCCTACATTTACCGGCACCGTTACTGCTGGCACGGCAATCATAGCGACAGCAACAATTAGCGGCGGGTCTATTACCGGCATAACAGACTTAACAGTTGCAGATGGTGGCACCGGCGCGTCTACTGCGGCTAACGCCCGGGTCAACCTTGGTACTGTTGCCGATACAGCCTCTAACGGTATTGCCGTAAGAACAGCAGCCAACACGCTAACGCCTAGGGCTATTACTGCTGGGACTGGTATTACCGTAACTGATGGTGACGGCGTATCTGGAAACCCAACGATTACTAATTCAGGTGTTACTAGTGTCAATGGTAATACTGGTGCTGTAACTACACCGGTACGCGGTACAGAAGTATTTGCTTCAGGAACAGAAGTAAACTTTACTAGCATTCCTTCGACAGTAAGCCGAATTACTATACTGTTTAGCGAGGTAAGCACAAGTGGAACCAGCCGTATTCAGGTTCAACTTGGCGATAGTGGCGGTATTGAAACTACTGGATACTCTGGGGCAGTAGGTAATAGGGGTGGTGAAAACTTTAATTCTGCGGGTTTTCAGGTTACAAGAGGGCAACTATCTGGTTTAACTGGATCGGGGTTAATGACTATTTGCTTACTTGGAAGTAATACTTTTGTGTGTGGTGGCACATGGGCATCATCATCATCAGATTCACCAAACTTTTTTTCCGGATCAAAAACCTTATCCGACACGCTTACCCAGCTAAGAATTACGACAGTTAACGGTACAGACCTGTTTGACGCTGGCACAATCAACATACTTTATGACTAACCATGGAAAACCTACTTTCACAATTTGCCGTAAATATTGGTGGAAAGCATTTATCGTGGGTAAATAGTTAAGCTATGTCAGTAGATATTTTACTCAACGGAATAACACACCATTTTTCCGATGGGTTGTACGCCAAAGAGATTCATGTTGGCGCAGGGCAGGCGATATTGAAGCATACGCATGATTTTAGCCACTTGTCGATTCTGGCTAAGGGTAAGGTGGCGGTACTGGTAGGCGACGATATTCAAATTGTGAGCGCGCCTGCCTGTCTTGAGATTAAAGCGGGCATCACGCACGGCGTGAAGGCGATTGAAGATTGTGTTTGGTTTTGTATCCACGCAACGGATGAAAAAGACCCGGCGAACGTGGATAACGTGTTGATTAAAGGAGAATGACATGCCTGTTACCGCCGCGCTTATATCGGCAGGGGGTGGACTACTTGGTAGCGCCATGCAATCAAGATCCGCTCGGAAAGCCGCGCAGGCTTCTGCCGACGCGCAAATTCAAGCCGCGCGGATTGCTGCTGAAGAAGCGCGGTTTCGGCCGGTAGGCATCACAACGCGATTCGGCCAAAGCCAGTTCACCACTGGCCGCGACGGCCGTGTATCGGGCGCATCCTATACGCTGGCACCTGAACTCCGCGCTTATCAAAATGAACTGCTGGGTATGGCTGGCGGCACCGGGCTTGATTATCTAGCTCAAGCGCCAGGACTGTATGCCCCGATGACTGACGCTGCTAGTCGGCTATTCGGTTTGGGTGAGCGTTATTTGGCCGAGTCGCCAGCCGACGTAGCACAACGCTATATGACCTCGCAGCTCGACATCTTGGCGCCGCAACGTGAGCGTCAGTTGGCCGCATTGCGTAATCAAGAATTCCAAACAGGCCGCACTGGTTTAGCCGTCGGCGCGACTGGTTTTCGCCCAGGCGGCGGTGTAGGGCTTTCAGCAACGAATCCAGAGATGGAGGCGTACTACAACGCGATCGCACAGCAAGATGCAGAGCTGGCCGCTAGAGCGCAGACAGAAGGGCAGCGTCAGTTGGCCTTTGGCACTACGCTGTTCGGCACCGGTGCTGATTTGCTGGGCGGCTACCAGCGCGGTCTGGTCGGCTCACTTGCACCGTTCCAAAGCTACCTCGGCGCAGCAGGTGATATCGAGGCGTTAGGGCGTCAGCCACTCGAGATCGGCGCGTCGTTAGGTGGTGGTAGCGCAGCGGCAGCACAGGCGCTGTTAACTGGCGGCACGAACGCGGCGCAAACGATGCAGGCAGCGAATGCGTTGAACCCGACTGCATCGTTCTTGCAAGGATTGGGCACTAATCAACAATTGACTTCAGGGGTAGGAAACTACTTGACGAACTTGTTTAGCGGCGCAGGTAGCCCAGCGTATAACCGTACACAGCTAAGAAGTGAAAATGTGCCGGGCGGTTTTCCTACTACCTACTTTGATTCAGCTAACCGTAACCCGCAAAATCAAGGCTACGGGTACTACTAAGAACGCAGTGACGAATTAGGAGCCATCATGGCAAGCGAAATTTTAGGTCTATTCACCTCGCCTGAGATGTACCAACAGCAGCAAGACCTGATGATGCAACGTCAGGCTGCGGAGCTCGCACAGCTTGATCCGTATCAGAGCATCCGCTTCAGCGCGATCCGTGCGGGTCAGCAGTTCGGCCGCGGTTTGGCTGGTCTGCTGGGCGCGGAAGACCCACAGTTGCGCATGATCAGCGCGCGCCAGTCGGTGCTGGGTGGGCTTGACCTCTCAAGCCCAGAAGCTATT